GGATTTGATGAATTTCATAAAAATAAGTGTCAAGAAGATGGATTTAGTCACGTTTGTAAGTTATGTAGAAAACTAGATAGAATAAACAATTTACAAAAATATAGAGAAAGAGATAAATTAAATAATATTAAATTTAAAATACAAAAACAAGAATACAGAGACAGAAGAAAACAGATAAGTAAAGAATACAACAAGAATCTATACGCAAAAGATAAAGAACGTATAGATAAAAGAAATAAAGCTTGGAGAAAGAAAAATAAAAATTGGTTTAAAGATTATATGACTGAAAGATGCAAAGAAATTAATTTTAGAATAGCGAAAAATTTAAGAACAAGATTATACCACGCGATTAAATACAAATGGAAGTTTGGATCTGCTGTTAGCGATTTAGGTTGTTCAATTGAAGAATTTAAACGATGGATTGAATCAAAATTTAAACCTGGAATGTCGTGGGATAATTATGGAAAAAATGGTTGGCACATTGATCATATAATTCCATTATCTTGTTTTCACAATTTAGGAAATGACAGAGAACAATTTCTGAAAGCTTGTCATTATACAAATCTACAACCTCTTTGGGCGAAAGAAAATATTTCAAAGTTTAATAGGATAAATTAAGTTATGGCTTTTTTTCAAATAGGAGACATTATAGTTTTCAATTATCCAGCGGTGCATCTTCAAGGTACACGCGCACACGATAAACATCCTAAATGCTTAATTTTACACACAAGTTGGGAAGGATTAATCCATAGCTTGAACTTAAACTATTTAACAAATGAAGAAATTAATACAGTAAGAATGATTCTTGATCCATCGTTTGAAATGAATTATCGTGAATCAATGACAAAGAAGAGTCCAGAAGCTGTTGCTGAATTTGATCGTATTATGCAAGGTGCAGCTAACGCAAATATAACTTCTCCTAATGATTTTTATGTAAGAGTTGTCCGACCATTTATTATTACGAGAGGTTGGGATCCCTATAGATTGTATAGACCAGAAAAAATGACAAATATACGCATTATTCAAAAAAGGCAACATTTAGAGGGACAGCCACAAGGAATATTTCAAAAGTTTATACAGAAGTTCCAAGGTATGCGTGGACCAAGGCTTCCAAGATTCCGTAGACCAGGTGATTTTCCAGTACGTACACAACAAAATGATACTCCAACGAAATCGCTTCCTCAAGGTCCAGGTGCTTTGCCTGGGACGAGGGATGACGGTAAAAAATGACAACGGAGCTTTAAATGTCTGAAATAATTCCAAATGAAGAATTTGTTAAAAGAAATTACGATAAGACAGTTGAATTAATTAAGAAGACATATAAGGTAGAGAACGAAAAAGTTTTTTTACCACCATTGCTCCGTATGATAAACGAGCTTGGTATGCGTTATGCATTATGTCCAGCTTCATCTCACAGAGATTATTACTCTGCATTTCCTGGTGGTCTTTGTTATCACAATCTTCATGTCCTTCAATGGCTTATAAAGTTTTCTTCTTTAATGGCGCCTGACAAATATTCAAAAGAAACATTGCTCAAGATTTCAATTCTTCATGATATTGGAAAAATTGGAGATATGAAAAATGATTTGTATTTGCCGACAAAAGAAGATTGGAAAATAAAAAATGGAACATATTATGATATAAATCCTGATATAAATTTTATGCGTATTCAGCAACGATCTTTGCATTTGGCAAATCAATATGGAGTCCCTTTGGAAGAAGAAGAATATCTTGCTATACTGTTGTCTGAAGGGCAGAATGACGATACGAATGCTTCCTATAAATATAGAGAACCTGATTTAGCGACCATACTTCATTATGCAAATGATTGGTGTCAAAGAATAGAAAAGCAAACTAAAGTCGCTTGGCCATAATGAAAATTCTTCTTGTTGACGGCGCTAATAATTTTATCAGGAATTATTGCGCTGTTCCTAGTCTTACGTCTAACGGAGAATCTAACGGTGGAGTAACTGGATTTCTGAAGAGTCTTGGTTATTTTATACGAATTATGCAACCAGACAAAGTTTTTATTTGTTGGGAAGGTGCTGGCGGCAGTCAAAAAAGAAGAGCGATTGTAAAAGAATATAAGAATGGCAGAAAGCCTGCAAGGCTTAATAGAAATTATGATTTTGAACTGACAAATCCAGAAGAAAACAAAAGTAAACAGCGATCTCGCCTTGGGCAATATCTGGACGACTTACCGATTGTGCAGATTTCTGTTGACAACACTGAAGGAGATGATATAATTGCATACCTAGCTAAGCTGTACGCAAAAGAGAGGAAAGTTATCGCATCTAGCGATAAAGACTTTATTCAGCTTCTTGATGAAAATACAGTAATTTTTAGCCCAACAAAGAAAGTGTTTATGAATAATAAAAACGTTTTAGAAACGTACAATATTCATCCAATAAATTTCGCATTAGCTAGAGCAATTGTTGGAGACGTGAGTGATAATCTTTTAGGCGTTCGTGGTATTGGAATGAAAAATGTTGTAAAGTATTTTTCTTTTTTAGGAAACAACGAAAAAATTGAATTGAATTACCTGTTTGAGTACTGCGAAAAAAATGGAGAAAAATATGATAGGTTTATACAAAATCGGGATATAATTATAAACAATCTTAAGGTCATGGAACTCAACAATACTTTGATTGGGTTTTCTAGCATACAAAAAATACATGATGCGCTAGAAAAACCATTGCATTTTAACGCTACATCGTTTAGAATTAAGCTATATGAGGATGGTATATCGTCTATAGGAGAGAATTACTTGCATTTTTTTAGAGTGCTGGAAGCCAAAGAAAGAGAGGTAAGTCTTGGAAACTAGATTTCAGAATGACAAACACCTTGAAGAGTGTCTCGTCCAAGCTTTAATTGTGGATCGTCCTTTTGCAGAACAGATGACTGACATTTTAAACGTTGAATATTTTAATCTTGAATATTTGAAGGTTGTTGCAAAACTTTTTTTTGATTATTATACAAAATACAAGACATTTCCTTCATATATGCTTCTTGGTACGCTTGTAAAAAACGAAGTATCAGATGGTGCTCTGAAGGACCAAATTAAAGCTTATTTTCTTAAGATTCATAGAGAACCTCTTAACGGTGATATGCAATATGTTAAGGAGTATGCACTTGACTTCTGCCGTAAAAGAAGCCTTGCATTGGCTCTGGAAGCCTCGCTATCATTAATTGAAGAGAAAAAGTATGAGCAGGTCGCGCAGGAAATTAAAAAAGCACTACAAGCTGGCAGCGAGCGAGATGTAGGAACCACCTATCAAGAGAATTTTGAAAACAGAATGAAAGAAGAGGTTTATAATCCAATTCCAACTCCATGGCCAGAGATTAATAAAATTACAAGAGGTGGCCCAGGCGGTGGAAAAGTGTGTGTTATTGCCGCTAGTACTGGTGTCGGAAAATCACACACCCTTGTAGATATCGGTGCATATCTTTCTATGGATGGATATAATGTTGTTCATGTTACTCTTGAAGATTCAAAGATTGAAACAGAAAAAAGATATGATGCTAGAATTAGTGGTATTTGTCTTGATAATTTATCACAAAACAAAGACTTTGTTGAAAAACAAATTCATGAAAAAGTTAGTGGAAAACTTATTGTTAAATCATATCCAGCTGGCACCGCGTCCGTTCTTACGCTAAGAAATTATTACAACAATCTTGTTCTTAGAGACATGAAGCCAGATGTTATGGTTGTTGACTATGCTGAGCTTTTGAAATCATCTGATCATAGCGATACCAAAAGGTTTAACGTAGAAGCAATATTTAGAGATCTTGTTGCTCTTGCCCAAGAGCTTAACATTCCTATTTGGACCGCTGCTCAATCAAACAGAGAAGGTCTTGATGTAGAGGTTCTTACTCTTAAACATATTTCTGAATGTTTCGCTATCGCGATGATTGTTCATCTTTTTATCACAATTAACAGAGATAAAGCTGGTCCAACTCCAGAACTTGGAAACATGTTTGTTGCTAAAAGCAAAATTGGAAAAGATGGAATTAAGTTTCCTATGATGATTAATACGGGTATTTCTAAGCTAGAAATATTGCCATCAGATAATGGCATCGGTGATGGTGGCGATGAAGAAGAATCTGATCATATGAGTAGGCTTAGAGAGAAGTTTAAGAAATTTAAACAATCTTTTTCGTCTACACAGCTAAACTAAAGGGAGAATTTATAAATAAGATGGAATTGTCTAGTGCGTTATTTTTAGCTGATTGTTATTTGTGCGGCAAAGAAAAAAAAATTAAGGGAAAAGGCAATTTCTTAAAACTAAAAGATAAACTTTGTCAATCTTGCTCAAACTCTATTTCTCGTGGTGGCCTAGGAAACGTTTATCCTGTTAGTGGTTTTAAGTGTTGCGGTGGATGTAAACAACTTAAACCTTTAAAAGATTTTTATTTTTATCAAGAAAAAAATAGGTATCATAGTTTGTGTAATTCGTGTAAAAAGGAAGTTTTTAAAAAATATCATAAAGAGATTGGAAGATTTAAGAACCACAACATATCCAAAGAACAATATCAAGATTTGTTAATAAAACAAAACAATCGTTGCGCTATTTGTTCTTTAAAGTTTGATAATCTTTATATTGATCATAATCATAAAAATAAAGAAGTACGAGGATTATTGTGTAGAGATTGCAATTCTGCAATAGGATTACTTAAGGAAAGTAAAGAAAGTTTACTGAAAGCTATTGAATATTTGGGAGGACTACAATAATGGATTTATCTCAAGAAGTTTTGAGTAATGTAGTAATTTTTACTAAATATTCAAAATATATTCCAGAACTAAGAAGAAGAGAAACATGGGATGAAATTGTTACAAGAAATATGCTTATGCATTTGAAAAAATATCCATCACTTGCAGAGGATATTGGGAAAGCATATGATTTAGTTTATCAGAAGAAAGTTCTTCCATCTATGAGATCGCTCCAATTTGGTGGGCGTGCAATTGAAGTAAACAATTCAAGAATTTTTAATTGTTCTTATCTTCCTATGGATGATTATTTTGCTTTTCCTGAAATTATGTTTCTTTTACTCGGCGGAACTGGTGTAGGCTATAGCGTTCAAGCTCATCACGTAGAAAAGCTTCCTGCTATAAAAAAGCCTACAAAAACAAAACGTAGACACCTCATTCAAGATTCAATTGAGGGCTGGGCTGATGCGGTAAAAGTTTTAGTGAAAGCATATTTTTTTGGTTTGTCAAGTCCTGAATTTGATTATTCAATTATCAGACCAAAGGGGTATCCATTAAAGACCGCTGGCGGTAAAGCTCCTGGTCCCGATCCTCTTCGTATATGTTTAGAAAGTGTTCGTCAAATTCTTCATGCAAAAGATTCAGGTGATCAATTAAGCCCATTAGAAGTTCATGATATTATTTGTTATTTAAGCGATGCAGTTTTGGCAGGCGGGATAAGAAGATCAGCATTAATATCTTTGTTCTCTTTAGATGATGAAGAAATGTTAATGTGCAAACAAGGTGATTGGTATAAGACATCTCCACAAAGAGCTAGAGCTAATAATTCTGCTGTTGTCCTGAGGCACAGAATTAAAAAGAGTGAATTTTTTGATTTATGGAAAAAAATAGAAGAGAGTGGTTTTGGTGAACCTGGAATATTTTTAAGCAATAATTCTGAAGTTGGAAGTAATCCTTGTATGGAAATTTCCTTGAAAGCAAATCAATTTTGCAACTTAACAAGCATTAATGCTTCAAACATAAAATCACAAAAAGATCTAAACGAAAGAGCCAGAGTAGCTTCTTTTATTGGCACACTTCAAGCAGGTTATACAAACTTTCATTATCTTAGAGATATATGGAAAAAAACAACCGAAAAAGAAAGTCTTCTTGGTGTTAGTATGACAGGAATAGCCAGCGGAGATGTTTTAGAGTTTGATATGCACGACGCAGCAGAAATTGTTAAACAAGAAAATGATAGGATCTCTAAATTAATTGGCATCAATAAAGCCGCAAGAACAACAGCGGTGAAACCAGAAGGTACATCTTCTCTTGTTCTTGGTACTTCATCTGGAGTTCACGCTTGGCATTCTCCATATTATATAAGAAGACTTAGAATTTTAAAAAATGAATCAATTTATTCTTATCTCAAATCAAAGCTTCCAGAATTAGTAGAAGATGATTTTGTAAATAAAAATAATGCTGTTGTTTCAATACCAATCAAGGCACCAGATAGAGCTGTTTTTAGAGATGAACCTGCTTTATCTTTACTGGAAAGAGTTAAAAAAGTGTCTGTAGAGTGGGTAAAAAACGGTCACCGCAAAGGAGATAACACACACAATGTAAGTTGTACAGTTTCTATAAGAAATGAAAAAGAATGGGAAGATGTTGGTGAATGGATGTGGGAAAATAGAAGCGTATATAATGGATTGAGTGTATTGCCTTATGATGGTGGATCTTATAAACAAATGCCTTTCCAAGAGATTACCAAAGAACAATATGAAAAATTGTTAAATTATGTCCAAAAAATTGATTTGTCGGAAGTTCAAGAAGACGAAGACAATACAACACTGAAAGAGTCCGTTGCTTGTGGCGCAGGCGCATGCGAAGTTCTTTAATGTGCATGAATGCAAAAATACTATGACATACTTGGCGTACAACCTAATGCTACTCAAGAAGAGATAAAACAAGCCTATCGTTCTCGCGCAAAAGAACATCATCCCGATATTGGTGGGGATGAAGAAAAATTTAAACAGGTTACGGAAGCTTACGAAATTCTTTCGGGCAAAAGAGATCCTCCGAGAGACTTTAATACGCCACCTCCAGGTTTTGGTGGTTTTGATATAAACGAAATACTTAAAAATTTTAATTTTGGGTTCGGGCGAGGTGATTTTAGACCACAAGAAAACAGACCGCCAGAAGAGAAAGATATCATTTTTGGTCTCAAAATAAGCTTAGAAGATATAAAAAAAGGAAAAGATTTTAATATACAATATGATAAATCTATTCCTTGTGCAAAATGTAATGGTATAGGTGGATCTTCTAAAAATGCATGTGCCAAATGTAAGGGAGAAGGTGTAATTAGAAATGTATCCAAACAAGGAAATATGATATCAATAGCAACTTCTACTTGTATTGCGTGCAGCGGAAGTGGTATAATGGTGAAAGATCCTTGCGCAGAATGTTCGTCAAGAGGATATAATATAAAGTCAGAAAATTTAAAATTTGAAGTTAAGGAGAAGAAGTAAATGGGAATGTTTGATTACGTTTCAATTGACCAAAAATTAATTGAAAAACATAATATAAAATGCCAAAATTGTGGCCTGCATCCACCTGGTAAACAATGGCAAACAAAAGATTTTGAAAATTATATGGATGAATACTATCTCTGCGATGATGACAAAGGAGACATGAGGCTGTACAAGCTTGATCCCCCATCTAAAGAATATTGGGTCACATACACCAATGAAGAAGTAGAAGAAAAGAATAAAGCCACTGATATTCCGTGGTTCAGGCTTAAAATAGGTGACGGACACTATAAGAAAGAAGCCTTTCTTTTAGAAAATAGAAGAAAGCGTCATATGGGCGAACTTCCACATCAAATTGTTTCTATATATACGGTTTGTAATAAATGTAGGGATGATGGTCTAGCATATCCAAAAGGTTGGCTTGAACTTGATATAAAATTTACAGATGGGGTAGTAGTTAATTTTTCTCAGAAAGGTGAGTAATATGGATATTTCTAAGGCGGCTTTGGTCACCCACGCAAACTGTATGGATGGTAGCACTTGTGCAGTTTTATTTTTAGCCGCAGGCGGATTAAGAAAAAATATACATTTCTCTAGTCCAAACCATAGAGACGTTGACGAAACTGTTTCTGAACTCTTAGAAACATGGCCTGGACTAATTATGTTGGCTGATATTTCCATTTCTCTTGATTTAGCTAAGAAAGTTGGCAGAAGTGATGTTGTCTTGCTTGATCATCACAAGAGCGCCATTCCTCTTAAGGAATTTCCTTGGTGTGAAATTGATGTAGAAAATACTCGTTGTGGATCAAAGATGTTATTTGATTGGTTAATAAACAACTATACTTGTATGTCCTTAGTTCCATATGAAGACCTTGTGACTCTCGTAAACGACAATGATCTTTGGATTAAAGCATACAACGAATCTGGTAATCTTGCTTTGTTTCACGAAGTCCTTGGACAAGATCTTTTTATTGATCGTTTTTTGAAACGTCCAGAACCAACTCTTGATACGATGGAGCAATATGCTTTGAATCTTGCAACTACCAAAAGAGATAAATATGTTGAATACAAAAAGAAAAATGTTCAAATTGTAGAAAAAGAGATTAATGGGAACAAGGTAAGGCTTGGTTTTGTTGCTGCTGGCACACACCAGAGTGTTCTTGGAAATGAAATATGTGAAGATCCAGAATTAAATGTTGACATAGCAGTACTTGTTGGTTCTTCTATTTCTCTTAGGGCTAGTAGAACTTGTCCTGTTGATTTGTCTGTTTTGGCAAAACAAATGGGGGGAGGAGGGCATTTCAAAAGTTCTGGATTTAGTTTAGACAAAATGCTCGGGAAGAGCCTTGTAGAATACGTTATTGATAACTTGAAGCTACAGCAACAATAGTTATACATGTGGACAAGTATTATCAAACTTTAGGTGTTCATTCAGGTGCCTCAAAAGATGAAATTAAGAAAGCCTACAGAAAATTAGCTACCAAACACCATCCCGACCGTGGAGGTAATGCTGAAACTTTCAAAGAAATTAGCAAGGCATATGAACTGCTTACTGGTAAGAGACAGCTTTCTAGGGCCGAGAAACGCGAGCAAGAAAAGTCCAAGACACCCATTCAGCCACCATCATGTTATGATCAATATAGATACGAACCCCCCAAAAAATACACTCCACCTCCTCCTCGACGACCAAAGTACATAGAATACGAATATGACAAATATGATAAATGTGATGATTGCGATGGGCAGGGGAAGCTAATAAAATATTGTAATTTATGTCACGGCACAGGAAACATTGTTCAAGGTGGTAAAGATAATGAAGTAATTTTAAAAAAGTGTAAAAGTTGTAATTTTAAAGGTTACAATGTTATATTTATCTGTAATAGCTGTAATGGCCGTGGTTCAAAATTCGTGGGAAAATTTAAAGCAGGATACTGGAAATGAAAATCCGTATTGGTTTTTCCACTACTGATAAATACTTATCAAAAGCCATTAGGCTCTTTACTAAGTCAGATCTATCTCACACCTATATACGTGTAAATGATACGTTTTTGAAGGCCCCGTTAATTATTCATTCTGATTTCTCTGGCGCAGTTATTCAGCACGCAGAAGCGTTTGATTTAGAAAACAAAATTATACAAGAGTACGAGATAGATGATTCTAGACTAGACGATATTCTAGGAAAAAATCTATGGTGGCTTCTTGGAAAGAAGTATGATTGGAAGAAAGTGTTTAATCATGCCCTGTTCATTATTCTAAGAAGATGGGTAGTCAGGAAAATAAGGAATCCGACGGTCAACCCAAGAAAGCTAATTTGTGTGGATTTCATACTCTACATATTTAATGCAGCTGGCATTACTGATCTTCCGATAGGATACCTCACGCCAAAAGATCTATATGATTGGTGCGAAGCCAATTGGGAACGTCTCGGTTGGAAAAAGATATTAAACCAACATGTATAA